AGGACCCATAGTCACATGCCCTAAACTTAATCCAGTTGCTAGGTATACGGAAAGGCTCAACCACATGTACGTTGCGATCAAACTCGGTGAAAGCTGCTCCTTCTTTAATATCCCAATCGCCTTCCAGTAATTGTCTTCTTTGCTGTTCAGGAAGGGATAAAAGCATTGCTTCATAATCACCCTGAGATGAGAGATAAGGGTTATCTGTAAGTCGAGCAGGTATAAACCTACGTTTGAATAAGGCTTCTCCTGCTTTGCTATGTCCTGCAGGATATTTAAGTTCTTCTCCTGTTTCAATATCTGTTGCATTAAATGTATTATTATAAGGTGCAGGGTCTATAAACATCTTCTTGACCCAATGATGCCCACGTCCTCCGGGGTTTGTTGTTGCTCTCATATACACTGGCAGATCAGATGATGTAGATCGTAAACGTGATCTCATGTAGTTCCAAGCAAATGGTGTAGCCCACTGTGTAAGTTCATCAAATCCTATCCAACTAAATGCCAAACCTTGATACCGTAATACATCGTCATCTCTATCTAGGTAAGACATCCATAGTCTAGCTCCTGACGGAGCAACCCACTGCATCTTTCGTTCTGACCATTTGATACCCTTCCAAATTTTTGGGTACAGTTCTTGACTTTTAAATATAAGCTCTCGTAGTTCTTCAGTTGTGTGACGCAAGAGTAAGCCACTAAACGAGGGATGTCCCATATAGCGTAGAGGGTCTGCAAGCATTGCGTAGGATTTACCACCCCCTGCTGATCCACCGTATAGAACTTCTCTTTCACTCGCTGCCAGAAACTCTGTTTGAGGTCCATCATTAGGTTTAAATATAACATTACGAGCTTCTTCTATCGGTAAGAGTTCTGACTCAGGCAGGGCTACTCTCTGCTTCTTGCTTTGCCCCTGTTCTACTTTCTTCGATCTCTTCGGCTTTCTGGATCGCCTTTTGGGCATAGTCTGCCCATCTGCGTAGGCTGATAGCTTGGTTCTGTCGCTTTCGTTCATTCTTTAATCTTTTCATTAGACCTACATGAGATATATCTCTGCCACTATTTTTAGATAACCAGTTAGCAACTTGTCTGTACGAATATTGTTTTATATATTTTCTTGCTTGTTCTAGTAAGTCTAACTCTATTTTTATAGGCTTTAGTAAGTTCTTATCTTCAGGGTCTAACTCATATCCGAATGGTATCGTTCTTGCAATACGTGGTATAGGCATCCACTCGTTATCATCTTTTAGGTCAGTAGGTTGAGGTAACTTCCACGTACCCAATGATCTGTTTCTCATTCATTGTCCTTGGGTGGCATAAGCATAACACCACCTGTAGTTTCTACTTGTACTTTTTCAGTCTTAATTAAACCAGTTCTATCTAATAGTTCCCTAGCAGCAGACATTCTATCTCGTATACCTAACTGTGTTGGATCGTCCAAACTACTTGTTATAGCTACTGCAGCCTTTGGTGCATTACGTGCCATGTATGTTTGTGTTGCTTCTAGTATCTCTTCTTTCAAAGCTGTAACCATCTGAGAAGGACTTACCCCCTCTGCATATCCTGCAAGCTTTATAGCTGAACCTATATCTCCACCTGCCTGATCAAATAGCACGTCTAAAAACTTCTGTTGTTTTTCTGTAAGCTGTCTAGTCATTATTTCATTTCTTTACGTAATTCTTTCATCATACTACCAAACCTATTATAACCACTGGGAGGTGGTCCTTTTAGTTCACCATCAGCATGTCTAAACCCCCCTTGAGGTTTTTTATTTAATATACTACGTACAGTTTTAACTGCAGGATTTTTTGGATTTTTTTGTTTAAAAGTAGATACACGCATTTTTTCTTTCTTTGCCATCTCTCTAATTTTTGCTTGGGCTTCATATAATCTTTTAGTATCAACTTTACTTCTTGTTTGAAGTTTTTTAGTTGCAGCTTTTACAAGACTTGCTCCATATTTTTTAATTAATGGTGCAGCAGCTTTTCCTGCTTTTAATGCTGTCATCAGTGCAACTGGTATTAGTGGTCCTGCCATAATAAATCCTTTCTATCTTTTCTTAAACTCTTTTGTAAACTTTATACCAAGATAACCTTTTCTTATGTCAGGTCTTAGTTTTCCCCCACCTATATTCATGTAAGGATCTGTTATACCTCCACCAAATAAAGATTTATTCTTTGATGTAGTAGTATCTTTAAAATTAAAAAACATATTAGTGTTAAACTTTTTGCCTGTCATGTTATCAACAGAAGAATAACCATATTTCTTTGAATCATCCATGTTAACACTTCCACCTTCTTCTAGCTTGTCGTAGTCTACTGTTTGGATCTTTGGCAGCCTTTGGAAACTTTTTCATTTGTCCTGCACTTCTAGCACAAAAAGATTTTCTTCTTGCTGCTCTAGCTTTACTTGTAGGTTTATCTTCTGTGACTGCTGTTTGTAGCTTAGATCCGGGATTTCTTCTTCTGTACTTTGCTACCCCTTTGGCAGTCATACCTGCACCCTGTTTAGTGGGTCTTTTATCTCCACTTTTAACAGACATTCCTTTCATGGAATCTCTTTTTGTTTTGCGTACCTTCGATGTCATGTTGACAATTGAAAGTGAGGACCATCAATGAAGGGTCTACGTGATTGAGATCTTCTAAGGTCTATGTAAGCATTCATCGCTGCTTCCATTGTTCCGTCCCACTCAGCTATATTATCTATGTGCCATGCAGCTCCCCAACAAATTTTTGCACCAGTTTCTATTGCTGCAGCTTTCATTGCGTCTGCTATATCATCGTACATCACGATGTCCCAACTTGGATCACTGCCATCATATGCCATTAAATCGACAGCGTGTGAGTATCCATCTTCTTGCACAAGATGCTTAGATTTCATAGTCTGTGATCTTTTTGCTTCGTACAATCTCTTTTGTTCTGCAAGGGAACGAACACCATAAATCACTCCAAAGTCTACCTTACTCAGTTCAATGGCACGTTTAACTGTATCTACCATAGTAGGATGTACACCCTCTAATTTATTTAAACTTCTTCCTGATAACTTAAATGCCATTACTACTCCTTTAGAATATTACTACCATAAGCGTAACTAATACTAATATAGCCATCATACTATTTATTAACCAACCTAATCTCATTTCTTCCTCATATTAAATAATTTACTTGCAGACCGTGTAGCAAAGCTTGCACTTACAATAGCTCCTAAGGCTATCTGATACCACTGTGGCATACCTGCGAGTGCAGTAAAGCCATCTGCTACTATGCCCCTGCCCCACTCACCCATGAAGCTCAATACCAGAGGAATACTGAATAGCAAAGTCAGCCATTCGTCCTTCCATGAGCTTTGGGATGCCCTCATAGCAGCTAAGTCCCAATCAATCTCACCTGTTGCTTCTTTCATACGAATAGTAGCTTCAGCCTTTTGTATAGCTGTCTTACCTTCTATGTAAGAAGACGCTAGACTAGATACAGAACTTAGTATTGTACCTAGCATTATACGCAGTCACAATCATCGTGGCACTTTCTATTCCACAAGGCACACCATAATCTTTTAAAATACTTTCTCATCGTTCTTCCCTCTTCATTACCTTGGGTTCTGCTTTCTCTGCTCCCATCCATATGGCGAAAGATCCTGTCATCGCCCCAGTAATCACGGATATGAGTCCTGCCTGTTGTGTGGTCAACTCTGGCTGACTCAAAGCCCATTCTATACAGCGTATATAAACTCCTGTCATCACTAGCATCATAAGTCTTGGTAGTATTCGCCATCTGTCAAGTGTCTCTGGTGTCATTCTTTTTCTTCTTGTCTTTAAAGGCTGATTGATCGTGTCTTGGGTCTTTAGCCTGTTCTATTACCTTATTTATCCAATCACTGTTATCACCAGTTTTTAAACAAAACTCACAGTATTGCCCTTTTAATTCCTGCCCACAGATATCACAAGTCTTCACGACTTTAAATCCATCAAATCTCGTTCTTCTATAAACCGTCTAACATTCTCTTCAGGAACACAAAGAACTTTTTGTACTGGGCGTGGTCCATATTCATTTAATAGTGCTTTCACAATAGAAATAGTGTTATCTTTTACGTAGTCTTTGCACTGTGTTGCAGTATGAAAGTGTCCATGCTCTTCTGGTTGTTGAAA